TTTTACTGCCTTGCGGTGCTGCTTCAAGACCATTTACAGAAAATTTAAAAGATGTCATTTAATCCACAAGGGTATCAATTTACCGCACTACCAACAAATCTTAGAGGGAAAATACAACCAAATCAACTTGCGGTGCTATGGGTAATACAAAGCTATGCCAATAAAGATGATCAACAATGTTGGCCATCACTAAAGACCATAGCTGACAATGCTGGTCTTAGTAAAAGAACCGCACAAAAAGTTGTTAACCAATTAGTGTCTCTTGGTTGGTTGCAAAGAACCCATCAGAAGGGAAACAACGGACAACAGGGTAGTAACTTATATAAAGTAACTGTTTGGCATCTTGCAAATGTACCAGACCCTAGTGTTGATCGGCGTGGCAAATCCTGCACCCCTGCACCAGTTGCTATGACCCCATGGCAGCAAATGCCATACCCCATAGCATCAGATGCCACCAAACTAGATACAATTAAACTAGATACAAAAGAACTAAATAAAAAAACTAATAAAAAAGATTATTCAGATGACTTTCTTGAATTTTGGTTTTTATATTTAGATATTAAAAAACGAGCTAGTGGCCAGAACAAACCCAAGGCTTGGGAAGAATGGAAAAAAGCTACTAAGAAAACAACACCAAACAATATAAAACTTTCTTTACTTGCTGCTATAAAGCAACAAAGAGCAACAGAAAGAGACGGTGGCTTTGCTGTCTGTTTTCCTAATTGTTTTAGATGGTTGAGAGATGAGTGTTATGAGGGATATTTAAAAGATGAGAAAGATGCCCTGTACAAGAAAAGAAAAGGTGTTACAAACAAAGAAAGACCTTGGGAAAAAGATAAACCCCAAGATTCAGAACTACCTTTTTAACCTCCCATGACCGTTAACTACAGAAGAACATCACTAGATAGAGACACTACATTTTATGTACCAAAGGTAGAATGTTTTGCTTGTTACGACTCGGGTATTGTTTCAAATGGCGATGCTTTTGTTAATCAATTTATTCCAGACTATGACCGAGACCAGAAAGGCAGACTTTGTGGTGGACAAGACCTAGCTATCATCTGTCATTGCAAAGCTGCCTATGGCGATAGTGAAAGTGATAATGAAAGAGAAAGAGTTGGTTTTAGAGATAGTTATGGCAACATAAGAACCGCAGACTCAATAAGAGGAGAGCCACAACCTCTTGGTTTTTCTCTTGAAAAAGATAAAATACGACAGATACATACACAAAGAAAAGATGCTTGGCAAAAAAGTGCCAAAGATATAAATGAAACAAGACAAAAAATTGCTAAAGGAGAAAAATACGAAACCCCTTACTATATACAAGTGGTAAAGGAAGAGTTAACCAAAGTAGGCGATATGTTTTCTTTTCCTTCAGAAAAAGCTATTGTACAAACAATGACAGAATCTAATGACAAAAATTAACGACTTAAAACCAGACCATAAAAACGCAAGAAAGAGAACAGATCGTTCTGCATCTTTAATTCAAGAATCATTAGAAAGATATGGTGCAGCAAGATCAATAGTTATTGATGAAGATGGTCGTGTATTAGCTGGTAACGGAACTATAGAAGGTGCGAAAGCTGCTGGTCTTGAGAATGTAAGGGTTATTGAATCAGATGGCAAAGAGATTATTGCGATAAAACGTACTGGCCTTACAGAAGATCAGAAAGTTGGTCTTGCTTTAGCTGACAACAGAACATCTGACTTGTCCGATTGGGATGCAAGTATGTTGCACCATCTTTCAATGGAACATGAGATTGACCCATGGTTTGAACCAGAAGATTTAACAGAACTTATGGACGATAGAACAGACGCAGAAGCACCAGAAGATTTTAAAGATGTTGACGAAGATATAGAAACAGAACACAGATGTCCAAGTTGTGGGTATGAGTGGAGTGGTAAAGCAAAATAATATTCGCACTGTTCTACAAGAAATAATTAAACCACTACCAAAGGAAATTTGTGTTGCAACATCAGGTGGTATTGATTCATCATCTGTTGTTTTGTCTGCTCTTGACCTAGGGAAAAAAGTACAGATTTATTCATTTACTTTTAAAGATTGGTGGTCACATGATTTTAATGCTGCATATCGTCTTGCAAAAAAATTTGATCTTAGATTTGTTCCAGTTTATTTACCAAATGATGAAGATGAGATTGTTAAGACTGTAAAACATCTTATAAAAAAAGTTAATTGTAAGAAAAAAACAGCTATAGAGTGTCTTTTCCCTTTTTATTATTTAGTTAAACAGATGAAAAGATTTAAAGATGAGACACTTGTGACAGGTGTTGCCGCCGATGGACACTTTGGTCTTTCTAAAAAAGCAATGATTCATTACTCAAAAGATGACCAAAAGTTTAAAAAATTTAGGCAAGATTATTTCTCGAACTTAGAATCTGCTGGTACTAAAAGATTAATAAAACTTTGCGGACTCAATAAAATAGAACTTTGCAACCCATACTTTGAGCCTTCTGTTTTTTCTTTATGGATAGATAAAAACTGGAAAGAGTTAAACAAGCCAAGGCAAAAAGAGGTAATTCGCAAGTATTATCCAGAATTAGATTCTTTAAAAATAAAACCACATACAAACTTACAGCTTGGCGATAGCATGATTGCAGAAAGAGTTGGTAATGCGGTAATTTCTAAATATAAACCTAATTCAAAATCACCTATTGGTATCTATAACAGAATCGCAAAAGGTGTCTATGCCTAAACCAGTTTTCAAAATACCTTCTATGGTAGATATAGAAGCAACTCCGTGGAATGGTTTTAAAGTTGCTTCAACATTCTCTGGTTGTGGTGGTTCTTGTCTTGGTTATCGTATTGCTGGTTATAAAGTTGTATATGCAAACGAATTTATAGAATCTGCAAGACAGACTTATAAAGCTAACCACCCAAACAGTTATCTTGACCCTAGTGATATAAGAAAAATATCCGCAGACGATATTTTAGATAAAATAAATTTGAAAAAAGGCGAACTTGATTTATTTGATGGCAGCCCTCCTTGCGCTGCTTTTTCCATTGGCGGTAAAAGGGAAGCAGGGTGGGGTAAAGAAAAAAACTACAGCGAAACAACGCAGAGGGTAGATGATCTGTTTTTTGAGTACGCAAGAATTTTAAATGGTCTACAACCAAAAGTATTTGTAGCAGAAAATGTTTATGGTCTTGTACAAGGTACTGCAAAGGGTTATTTCAAGAGAATATTGACCAAACTAAAGGATTGCGGTTATAACGTAAAATGTAAAGTCCTAGATGCACAATGGCTTGGTGTGCCACAGATGAGAAAGAGGACAATTTTTATAGGGGTAAGAAACGATTTGAATATAGAACCAGTACACCCAAAGCCTATGCCATATCAATATTCTGTAGGCGAAGCACTTGTTGGTGTTGAAAAATCTGATGAATATAAACCTATTGTTGAAAATACAGAAACTTATCGTTTATGGAAAGAGACAAAACCGGGCGATCAATTTTATAAAGCTGCCATAAGGTTAACTGGACAAAACAAATTTTTTTCTCATGTAAAGCAATCGCCATTTCGTGTTGCTAATACTGTTGTACAAGGAACTATGGATAAATACCATTGGTCAGAACCTCGTTTGTTTACAATACAGGAACTAAAAAGAATCAGCACTTTTCCTGACGATTTTATTTTGCATGGTAATCTGTACCAAAAGTGGGAACGAGTCGGTAGGGCTGTACCACCACTTATGATGGCCAAAGTTGCTGAAACTGTAGCCAAAGAAATTTTAGAAAAAATCTAAATGGACATACCTACAAACTGGACTTTTGAAACCTCTGGCGTTGCACAAGGTTTTGATCGTCATGTTAGAGAACAGTTGCCTTGGTATGACTTAGCAACAAACGCAATACTTCATGTGGCAAGACACTATATTCCAGAGAATGGTCTTGTTTACGATTTTGGTGCATCTACTGGCAATATTGGTAGAGCATTAGAACCAATACTGACAAAAAGAAAAGCACACTTAATAGGCATAGAACCTAGCGAAGAAATGATAAAACTTTATAACGCACCCGGCGAGATTGTATGCAGCAAAGCAGAAACATTTATTGCAAAAGATTTTGATTTATCTGTTTTATTTTTATGTTTAATGTTTATTCCACCAGCCAAAAGATTTAATCTTATGCTAAGACTAAGAGAGAAATGTAAACCCGGAGGGGCAATCATTGTCTTTGACAAGTTAGAACCAATTGGTGGCTACGCTTCAACTGTTTTCTATCGTCTTACACTTGCTGGCAAAAAAGCATCTGGTACAAATTCAGATGAGATAATTGAAAAAGAATTATCATTGTCAGGTGTACAAAGACCTATTACGGAAGATCAACTTGCTGGCGATTTCATAAATTGGTTTAAATTTGGCGATTTCTCTGGATACCTAATAGAAAAACCAGCATAATGGCAGCTTCACAAACCACACAAGCAGAAACAGAAATGCGTATTGCAAGATGCGCAAGGATTATTGCCAATGGTGGTAGAAGGTCTGATTGTATACAATACGCTGCAACAAATTGGGGGGTCAGTAAGAGGACTGTTGATAATTATTTAAAAGAAGCAAGGACACAATTAAGGGCAGATTGGGATATTGAAAGACCACAGATGATTGCTGATTTACTTAGTCAGTGCAGTACTTTACAGATGGAAGCAAGGCGAAATGGACAACTGAATATAGCTCTTGGTGCAATTAACACTGCGGCCAAGTTAGCTGATCTTTGCTCATGAGTATTCTTGAAACAGTTAAAAAAGGCCATGTATTATTTGGCGATGGCTTATTTGATATACCTTCTACAAAAGCAGTACAAGATAGAATTACATCAAATTTACTACCGCATCAAGAAAAATTTTGCGCAGATACAGAACATAGAAAATTAGCGTTGGTCTGTGGTTTTGGTGCTGGTAAGACCTATGCACTCGTAAGTAAATCAATATTATTGGCATCTATGAATGTTGGTCATATCTCAGCAATCTTTGAACCTACCGCACCAATGTTAAGAGACATACTGATGCGAACTATGAATGACTTGTTAGATGAATGGCAGATACCATATACATTTAGAGCTAGTCCGTTGCCAGAATATCAACTGCAATTTAAAGAAGGTGTACACACTATCTTGTTAAGAACCATATTAACCTACCAAAGATTGCGTGGCCAAAACTTATGTGCTGTTGGTTTTGATGAGGCAGATACTGTTGCAAAACGAGATGCAGAACAAGCAATGAACATGGCACTTGCTAGACTGCGGTCAGGTAATGTTCAACAGTTTTACGCTACTACAACACCAGAGGGTCACTCATGGGCGTTTGATACCTTTGAAAAAAACGCCAAAGAAGATACTCGGTTGATAAAAGCTAAGACAGCAGATAACCCATATCTTCCAGAGGGTTTCATTGATTCATTACTTGAAAACTACCCACCACAGCTTATACAGGCTTACCTAAACGGAAACTTCTGCAACTTAACCACAGGCCAAGTCTACGATAAGTTTGATCGCAAAATTCATGTTTTACAGAATAATCCATATGTTGATGATAATGAACCTTTACGAATTGGAATTGACTTTAACATTGGCAACATGAACGCAGTTATAGGTGTGGCAGTAGGAAATAAATTTATGGTTATAGATGAAATCGCAAAAAGTCACGACACCGACAGCATTGCAAAGGAGATCAAAGCTAGATACCCTTTCAACAAAATATATATCTATCCTGATGCGTCAGGTGGAAACAGAAGTACAAATGCTACAAAGACCGACATCCAAATATTAGAAAGTTATGGCTTTGTTAATCAATCTGCTTTATCCAACCCACCAGTACGAGACAGGGTAAACTCTGTCCAAGGTTTATTATTAAATGGTAAAGGCGAAACAAGATTGATGATTTCCAAAAAAGCTGTAAAGTTAATTGAATGTTTAGAATTACAAAGTTATAACGAAAGAGGTGAACCAGACAAAGATGCAGGGTACGATCATATGAATGATGCGTTAGGTTACATTACTTGGCGATTGTTCAATCCCTTACATATGGCCGCTGGTCGCAAAACTGGTATTAGGCTTTATTAAGATTATTGTCTAAAATAAAAACAAACAATGGAGCAAAACTGTGTATTCTGGATATAGTCATTACAACAGACAGACAGCAGGGAGTAGGGGTACAGAAATAAATGACCCTAACAATACATGGTTTCAGCAAGAACCACATTGGATATTAATAGAAGATTTACTTGGCGGTACATATCAGATGAGGTCTAAGCATAGAAAATATCTAATGCAAGAACCTCGTGAACTTGATGAAAGTTATGACAACAGATTGGCTCGTTCTGTTTGTCCACCTTATTTTCTTAGGTTAGAAAGAATGTTGGCTGGTATGTTAACTCGTAAACCAGTAAGACTAAACGAGACAGGAGATGCCATAAGAGAACAACTGTTCAACGTAGATTTACAAGGTAATGATCTCAATGTTTGGACATATGAAACAGCAAGAAAAATGATTCGTTATGGACATATTGGCGTTTTGGTAGATGCACCAGCAAGTGGTTCTAATGGCAGACCATATTGGGTAACTTATACACCAAGAGATATTTTAGGCTTTCGTACAGAAATGGTAGATGGCGAAATGCAGTTTACACAGTTAAGGCTACAAGAAAAAGTATCTGAACCAGATGGTCTTTATGGCGAAAAGATTGTAGAGCAAGTTCGCTTGTTAACACCGGGCAACTTTGAAATACATAGAAAAGCAAAGACAGGTAAGTTTGTAAAAGTAGATGAAGGAACAATGCCAGTGAATAAAATACCTTTTTCTGTTGCTTATTCAAACAGAGTAAACCTTCTTGACTCAAGACCACCTATGGCAGATATAGCAGAATTAAATTTAAAAGCTTATCAAATACAATCTGACCTTGATAACCAATTACACATATCAGCAGTACCAATGCTTGCCTTTTATGGCTTTCCACAAAATGCTGAAGAGGTGTCGGCTGGACCCGGCGAGGCTATTGCATTTCCAGCAGATGGTCGTGCTGAATATATTGAACCAGATGGTAAAAGTTATGATGCACAGTTTCGTAG